TGACCTTCATGTTACCACCTACCCCCGTGATAACGTCATTCGTCTCGATTGTTGAGCAGTCAACTGGAGCAATGTAAGCTCTGCGTGATTCTGAACGAGCCAAGTCAGTAGACTCATCCTTGTCATCACGGACAAAAGCCACGCGAACACAGTACTCTGTTGTTGTGAAGCTACGAACGCCTGTGTCAACGTCATAGTTGCCCACAGACTTACGGACAAGTGTCAATCGTTCGCCAAAGTCGCGAATGATTGCTCGTGCTGTATTTGCGAGTTCAGAGCGTACGCTTGAGTTCGTCATTGCGGGTCTCCCGAAGCTCGTCTACGATGAACATCGACGGAACCCGATCTTCGTCGCTCTCAACAGCTCGAACCTCAGAGCGACTTAGGCCCCCGGCCGATGGCATACCGAGGCTTGCGCCACCATACTTCTTGGCCTGTTTTTCTAGATCGATAGCTAGATCCAGGTAGTGCTTCTGGCGTTGAGAATAGCTGGCCTGCACACCCGTCTGGTCAACCGCTGTATCAACCAGACGACCATACCGCGCAGCGATAGCCCGCGATGTCATGGCAGCAGCACCGTAAATCTCATCGGCAGCCTGACTCAGAGCAAAGAGAATCTCTTCGTTCTGAATCTGCTGGTCTTCTTGGTCCACGTCACCAACGAGGTGCCGCACGGCATCCAGACGGGACGACTGGGTAGTCGTTCCAGGTCTTGAGCCGTACGACCAAGCCATAATCAGGCCTCCCGATGAGCAATAATCGCCTCACGTTGTGCGATCTTTGTAGTTTTGATGGGAGCACCTTCTGCGCGAGCAATCTCCTGCAATGCTGCAAGGCTGTCGACGTTCAGGTCATCATTGGTGGTTGTGATAACCTCCGGCTCCGGAGCAGGGGGAGCGGGGGGAGGTGCTTGCTCTTCATCGGTGTGACCAACGATATTTGCATCAAACATCTGGCTGACACGGCGCTGAGCAACCGAGAGGCGAGTCCAATCAAAGGAATCACCAACCTTGAAGTGACGACCCGCCGCGACAAAGTCGCGGCGAGCCACCAGAGGTTTCTTGGGGTCAAAGGTTCGTTCGACGAGTCGTCGGGCCATTCGTCAGTCCTCCATCCCTTAAACGACAATCGTATCCCAGAAGAAGCCGAGGTCGGCTGCAACCAGCTTGTGATCGAAAGCCATGCCGCCTTCGATACGATCGGCTTCTTTCAGTTCCATCGGGATACGCTTCATTGCGATACCGAACTCGTTGCCCTGATTCAGATAGCCCGTCCACGAGAACGTGTATCCAGCCGAAGGAGCCATCAGCGACGGCGAAGGTGCTGCGTAGGTCAGCAGAGCCTTCTTACCACCGATGAAAGCATGGGTGTTGGTGAGAGCATCAGCAGCCGTGTTCTGGATGGCGTTCGACACGACCACTTCGTCGACCTCGAACAGCATGGCCAGAGCTTCACGCGACACACGAGCAGGGTTGCCGTTGCCCACACCGCCCGAGTACTTCACGCGGTCGACGATATCCGGGTGGTCGACAAGAGCGTCGTACACCTGACGGCCGATGACCAGCTTGTTGGCTTCGAAACCAGTCGACTGCATGATTGCGGTTTTCGCATCACGCACGTCACCGATGGGGTCACCGTTGGTCTGGTCCGACCACTGGATCACTTGGTTCGACGAAGGCGAAGAAGCAACACCGTCGTAGTCGAAAGTCCAGACACCGCCAGTGAAGTACTTCGCCATGAAGTCTACTTCCTTACGGATCAGCAGCTTCTGCATCACAAACTCAGACGCAGCTTGCGTCAAGTTCAGAACTGCGTCAGCGTTTGCCATCGTCTGCCACGGAACGTCGTGGTGGAACGAGGTGACCGGGGCGAAGTAGGTCGGGGTGTTGTCCAGGTTGAAGCCAGTGCCGGACGATTCGGTGCCGGGTGCGCGCACACGAGCTTCATCACGGTTGAAGTCACCGCGATCGAAAGTGTAGTAGCGGTCCGACTGCTTCGTGACGGCGACGTTCGGGAAAACCCGGCCAGCGACGAAGTTGTTGCGGTTCTGCATGAATGCGATGCTGATGTTGGTCAGCACGGCATCGACGTGAACCTGAGCATTGGTAGGTGTCGTCATCTCTTTTTCTCCAGTTCAGGTTCTTAATATCAGGTTGCCGGAACAGCACCACGGGGGTGGAACAGCATCGCGATGATGGCACCATTGGCACCAGTCTCGAGGGCAGTCCCAAGAATAATGTCGCCAGAGGCTGCGTTCACGGCTTTACCAGCCGCATCCGAGCCAACGGGGCCACCGCGAGTGACAACGCCACCGCACAGCACCTTGACAACACCACCGATTGCAACCTCAGCAGCGCGACCAGCAGCAGCGGGATCGTTCTGCAGGATGCCGTCAGCATGTGCGCCGTCACCAGCAACAGCAGCTTGCCCGCTCGAGTTAACCTCGACGAAGCAGTACTGCGACGCAGAAAGGTTCCCGCTTGCCGGGAGCGTCACAGAGATTTTGTTTTCCTCGAAAGCCATCTGTATTCTCCTCAGGCTTAGTTGCGGTTCTGCACTTCAGTCGCCAGCTTGCGACCTTCAGCAGTCTTGATCACTTCGACATATGCCGAGTGATAGGTCATACCCTTCTCAGCGGCATAGTCTTGCGCCATCTTTTCAAGGCGAGCAGCGGGGGAGGTTTCGTCGACATGGTCGGAACCACGCTCTTCGAACGACTTCTTCACTGCGGCGTCAGCGGCTTTGATCGACTTAACGATCTCCTCACGGACAGCCTCATCTGCGATAGACTCAACAGCCTTCATCAAGTGGGCTTTGTGGTCTTCGGTGCCAGCCATGTTCGGCATTGCCTCAACGGCGCGCTTCTTCAGCTCGACGTATTCAGCAGCCTTGCGGAGATCATCTGCTTCTTTAGCACTTTTCTCCAGCTGAGCCAGAACAGGTGCAGGAATCGACGACTTGGCGATTTTCTCACCAGCAATGTCAAGATATTCCTCAACAGGTTCTGCAGACTTCGAGATCATCATCTCGCCGTCTTTCTCTTCCATTTTGACGCCAGCTTTTTTCATAGCTTCCATCATCTTGTCGTACTTGGACTTGTAGTCCATGTTCGATTTCTCGAGGTCGGAGACTTGAGTCTCGAGCTCCTCAAGCTTTTTCGTGAGTTCCTCGGGAGTCATTAGATCCCCTCCTTTCGTTGCATCAGCTCGCTTCCACAGCACGACGGTCGATCCTTTGTTTGCCGGATCGCTCACGTGACTGATCTCGTTCAAGACCAGATTCTTAATGACGTTGCGCTTATTCTGCCGCATGGAGTTCACCTCTTCCACCGATAGAGAACGCAGGTAGATCACCAGATTTGATGCCTTCCCATGTCTTATCGTCATAGACCTTAAATCCGACGATCAGACCTTCGCGATTTGTTTGGATATCTAGCGCCTCAGCCAGAGACTTTGACAAGGGTAGCATAGCGATAACTTCGCTGGTCTGGTTCCCAAAGTGTTCAGTCTTACCGACACGATAATTCCGCATAAAGTCTACCGAAGCCTTTGTCAACTCTTCCATCGGAATATGATCACCGTGGATGTCGAAGACAGACTCTCCATTCTCGGTAGCGACGGATGCCCATCCCCACACGATTCTTTGCTCATCGTCTGCCTTAATGATGTTGACAGAGGAGCTGATGTCAGAAGACTTTTCCATCACAGCACCGAGGATAGCACGGATTGCAGTATCGAGCAAGTCCCCATTTGACTCGTCGTCGTCAGTTTCTTCGTCTTCCTCTGGTCCGTCCCACAGAGCCTCAACGTAGTCTTCCTCGTCCTCACCTGGACGGTAATAGAGTTGACCATCCACGACGACCGCATGGACGTCACCCTCGAGACCAATGTCAACAGACCGTGCCATCGCACCAAGTTGATCAGTAAACAGGTCGTCAGTAACTTGGCGCTTCTGCACTCGCTCAGCAATGCCCTTGGCCCAGTCTACGCCCGTAGTGCCACCCCACAGCAGCCACGCAACATGACCAGCGTCTCTCCATGGCTCGTTCTTATACTCCGGAGCAACAACCGAGTTCTTGCGGTGACGGTTGAACTGCGCCATGCGCTTCACAGTGCTGAGGCTGAGTCTTTCTCCGCTTGAGAGCTGGTTGGCACGTGTCCAGCCGACTTGCGTCCCACCCTTGACAGCATCGCCGTGCTCTTTTTTCCATGCAATCGCGCGTTTGGCGTTGTTCCGCGCTGCCTGAGGCGGGAGGTAGCCTTCTGCTTTGCCGAGTTGTTTGGGCTTGCGCTTCCAGTCTGTGCTGGGAACATGGACTGAGTCGTTGGTGGGCTCAGTTTTCTTAATGGCCGAGGTATACTCTTCCATATCTGCTCCAGGCATGTAAACCGTGCCGGAGTCAGTTTCGTGCGAGTGAGTTCTGCCTTCCAGGCCCATCTCCATGGATGCTTCTTCTGCCGACTCTCGACTCATGAAGGCACGCTGCTTCTCCACTTTGTCAGACTTGGAGGGATGTCCAGCAGGCAAAAGGTCTTTGTCGTGATTTGCGGTTTTGGATCCGCTCACAATCTTGAGGAAGCTGTTGACCCGCGCCATAGCCCACTGCTCCGGTGACTTGACGTTGGGTCGCACGCTCTGCGGATTGGTCTTGTAGGCACCCACGCCCCGGTCGTAAACCTCGCGGAGCATGTTCATCGTGACCTTGCGACCATCCGCAGCGTTCTCGTTATGCTCTTTCATCTTGTTTTCAAGGCCAGTATCGCGACTCTTGCGGATCCACTGACCTTCTTCTTTGTTGTAACCAGCGCGCTGAAGCGCGGCCCACGCCGAAGCAAATGCAACAGACTCCGACTTTCCAGCCTTGAGTTGATTGTTGACCACGTTACGGAACATCTCTTTTCCGTTGGCGCTAGGGATAGCATTCCGCACAGACTGTGGGAGTTCAGAAGAGGTAGAGTATGGCATCAGATATCCTCCAGCCAACCAAATAGACCTGCGGAAATGTCAGCACCTTTGTCGCAAGATGCTACAAACCCCACCCACTCGCCAGCAGGTATAGCGATAGGGCTTGACATACCAAGAGTTACAGTATTGTCTTGCAGAACAACAGCAGCATATGTGAGCAAATACCCAGAATCAGCAAAGCTGTCGCCATTGAAAAAAGATGCAACGAGTTCGACGTTTGCTTTCGCGGCACTTGTTCCGCTTGTGCTGCCCGCATATACAGAATGAACAATCAGGCGCTTGCCAGCAGGAACACGGCGCATCGCTGCGTCAAACTTGATGGATCCTGCGGGAATGAGGGCATACGTTGCCCCTCCGTTTGCTGCGGTTGCACTACCGACCAACTCTCCATCAAGAGAGTACATAGTCTCAACAGCCCGCACCGAGGGGCTGACTGGTGGCGTTGCCCCTAACGTGAGAACAACACTGCGTGATATAAGATCAGCATCCAGATACATCAGTCTGAGGCGTTTACCGTAATCAGATGAACTGGACGCAGTCACAGTGAGTGCGACGTTGTTAGGAACAGTGAGCTTAAAAGGCATCCCCGTTTCCCACAGCACTGATTCATCTGTGGATCCAGAGAATACACGCTCACCATACATCACATAAGGCTGTGCCCCCGGAACGATACCACGAGCAATGTCGGGTCCGTTCAGGTTGCGCCATGTGCGCTCAGGCCAGCCGGACGTCTTTGGGTGATCGGTCACGGGTCCTCTCCAATCGTGTCGTCAGAGTCGAGTGGGGGTGGACTGTTGGGGTCTTGCGCTGCACGCTCCGGCAACCCAGCAGCCGACAGAGCAGAGTTCTCCAGGTCCGGATTGGGGAACAACTGTGCCCCCGCCAGAGCCAGCGAACGGATATACTTGCCGAGCTCGTCCAAGTCGATAGGTGCGACGTTCTCGTATGTGATGTGCGGCATCGTAGCAGGATCAAACCCGTTCGCCTCCCACAGAGCGGGGAGGAGTTTGCGGTTGATGGGGCTTGCGATGCTGTTGAGGAAGCTGCGAATACCCTTGATGAACACGTCCGTCTTGGACTTGCTCATGGCAAACGAACCACGATCATTCTGGCCGAGCATCAGGAAGTCTGCGATGACCGTGCGTGCGATGTCACCTTGGTGTCGCATGATCACCTTGCTGGTGTCAATGTCGCGCGAACCTTTGCTGGCGAGCAGCTCAAACCCAACCTGATAGGTGCTTGAGAGCTTACCTTCGTCGTCCTCTTGCAGGTCGCTGGGGAGCAGGATGTAACCCTGAGCATTCTTCTTGACGTCACGCAAGATTTGGCGGAACTTCTCAGCAAATGCCTGCTTCTCGGCCGGAGCATTCGCCATCAGGTAATCCGACGGGATACGCCCCACCGGAACACCGTTCAGTTCGCGCTCAATGGCGACAGCTTCGTATTCAGTGATGTGCGTCGCGTACAGATACGACCTGTAAGCATTCCGCAAGATGCTGCGACCAGCCGGGTCGCAGTTGGCCGACGTCGTGCGGAACAGCAGGATACGGTCTGCGGGCAGATATACGCGCGCTCCACCCGTGTAGGTCTGTTGCCATGCACCCTTGAGCTCGCCACCAGTGTCCACATCGAACATCTCGATAGTCCACTGAGCCCGTGGCCCGAGCTTACGTACACCGATGCGCCCATCCGTGCGGCGCTTGAACACCATCTCAAACAAGCTGAACCCATACGGCAACATAGACACCGCATCGCTCAAGAAGTCATCAAAGGTGAATGCCATATCGTCCATACAGCTCTGGGCGAAACGGGCAGCTTCAGCAGCCTCGGTGGACGTATCCGCAGGCCGGAAGGTCCATTTGGCACCCTTGGCGAGCATCTCGATAGCGATCAAGATAGCACCAACCGTGGGATCGTTCTCACGCATTTCCCTTAACCGCTTGATACCGTTCTGTCCACGGAGCTGAACAATGGTGTCTTCAGTGCGGATACCAAACCGGAAGTCGTAGCCTCCAGCTACACCCAGCTCGGTAAAGTTCTTAGGATTGCGGCCCATGTGTTACGCAGCCTTTCTCTCGCCTTCCACGGCGAGGCTGGTTTCCTTACGACTGCGCTTCTTGCTGAGGGCAGTGAGTGCCCACACAAGCGCGTCAACTCTGTCGGGCGATCCTTCGCCCACGTATCCTTCGTTGGTCATCAGCATCATTTGCTTTTCCAACTCGACCAATCCACGCACGTGCGTCACCTTACCTTGCTCATACAGCGCGGCGATGGGTTCTGCACGAATAATCTTGCCGCGTGATGCCCGGACTTCTTGGTAAGAGACGTCTGGACTTACGTTCCGTATGACTGCCTCCACCATAGCGCCGCCGAAGTTTACCTCAGCCACAAGGCGATCAGCCTCAAAGTCCTCATACGCCTTAACCGCAGCGCGACCCCACTCCGCCGGAGACCCGTTGATTGTGCGGTCGGCGAGGACTACATACGTCCCGTCAACCTTGAGTCCTGCAACAACGATACCGATGCTGTCCCCATTCGAACCAGAAGGGTCAACCGCCACGACTATGCGAACAATGTCATCTTCTTGCCACACATACTCGATAGGTTCGTGGTGGACCATGTCATCGGTCCAGAGAGCACCGACCACGTCCTCCAACAGTTCGGCCTCAAGTTCCTGCCGACCCAACCGAGTACCTTCATACTTCTCCCGGAACTTCTTGAGGATACTCTCCGGAAGGTGCTTGTTCGCAAAAGTGCTGGCCCGTGAGATCTTCGTAGTAGAATCCTTGACGATAGCGCGAAGAAGCGGGGTGGTGCGGGGGGTAGTCGTTACCACGATGCGAGGTGTGGCTCCAAGGCGCAGACCGAAAAGGAGGTTATCCCAAACGTCCATCGCCTTCTTGGGGTTCCAAGCTCCAAGTTCGTCACACCAAGCGCGGTGATGCTGCGGACCCCGGAGGCGTTCAGGTTCCTCAGCTGAGTAACCAACGAAGTAACTCGTCCCCCCGCTCATGGTCTTGACCCACAGTTCCAAGGACGTCCGGTTGTAGTTGACCACAAGGCTCGGCGGAATGCGTGACAACAACCCAGACTCACCCTCAAAGGCTGTTTTGCGGATGTCGGGCAGCGTAGGCCCAAGGACCGCGATACGCTCGTCACGGGTGTAGGCAGACCACCAAATATCCTCGGCACCTGAGCGGGTCTTGCCAGCGCCCCGGCCCGCCATGAGTAGCCACACGAAATAGTCTTCCGGTGGGAGCTGGTCAGCGCGTGCAGTCTGTAGCCACTCGTATCGCCGTCCTAGGCCCTCGAGCTGGTCGGTGGGGAGCAGTGCGAGCTGGTCGGCGATTTGGGCACGTACTGCGTCGTCCATGAGGTGAGGCTCTGGGCTGAGGTTTGCTGTCGGCAGTATAGCGGAGGCGGGGGTGGGAAGCAAGGTCCTTGGTCAGAGTGCTGCACTGTGCAGTGAATCCCCAAACCGCGAAAAATTATTTGGAGCGCGGCGGCGAGAGCCGCCGACCCTGACCGTGGGCTTTTGCTTAAATGTTAGGCGGGCGCGGCGTGGTGCCGCGCCCGCCCGCCCGCCTTAAACCACGGGCGCGGGCAGCTTGCTGCCGCGCGGCACAAATGCCGCCTTTTGCGCGGCAATAAGCGCGGGCAAGGCGGCGGCAATGGTGGCGCTATGTGCGGGCGTACCATTGCCCGCCGCTATGGCCAGCGCCGCAAGCGCGGCGGGCGTGCCCGGTGCCGCCACCACTACGTTAGCGCGCGGCATATCCCATTGTATATCAGCGGCGGTAATGCCTGCCGCGCGGCATTGCTGCAGCGTGGTGCCCACGGCATAGCCTGCCGCCTTGCGTGCAACACTTGCGCCCGCGCCCGTGGTGCGCACGGCAATGTGCGCCACCACGTAGGCCATAAGCGCGGGCACGGCGGCGGCATTGCTTACGGGCGCGGCGGCGGGCGCGGCGGCGCTGCCTTGCAGCATAGCGGGCGCGGGCGCGGCGGCGGGCGCGGTGGTGGTGGTGGTGGTGCGTGCGGTGGTGGTGGTGCGTGCCATAGTATAAACCCCTTGGGCTAGTGTTACCGCGCGGGCCTAGGCCATTGGCGCGGGCGCTGCACTGTGCAGCACAACCCCTACATAGGTGCGGGCGCTGCACTATGCAATAGGTGCGTGCAATATTTTTTGCGGCGGTGGCGGTGGCGGTGGCGGTGGCGGTGGCGGTGGCGGTGGCGGTGGCGGTGGCGGTGGCGGTGGCGGTGGCGGTGGCACGGTATACAACAGTATACCGCCGGACCGAGGATACAGACCCCGGCGACCGATGATAGGGAGCCCTGACCCGAGACAGACAGAAGACCCTCCCGGGATTATCTCACGACCCTCCGCCGATTGTGCATCGTTGAGTCTGCGATAGGCGCTCGGTGACTCCATGAGGCGGACTCGCGGCACGATGATCCTCGGGCCGAGGTCAGGAGGGGCACGAAACCCCTCCCCGATTATCGGCTGTCAATCCTCGTACGCAAAGTGATAGCCGCCGACGCCTGGAACGAAGAACGTGACTCCGTCCTCCTGGAACCAGAGCGTGGACCACACGAGGGCGAGTGCAGTGGCGGCGAGCGCGGCGCGAATGAGTCCCTTCATATCACACCTCCTCGCGCTGGGTGTTGCATCCGCCACACAGCATCCCGTCCTCGCGGGACCGCTTGGAGGAGGTGTACATGCCGGAGTCGTACCAGTGCATGACCTCCGTCTGCGACAGGCGACAGTGCAGAGGAAGCGCGAACTCGCCGTCAATCATGCGGCTGTGGTCCATGAAGGTCACTACTCCGTCGTCGTGCAGAGTAGCAGTGATCAACTGTCCGTAAGATGTATAACGACGTCCGGTGTTGAACTCTATGGTCTTGGTCATCTTAGTCTCCGTTGCTGAGCGCGAGCGAACCCCTGCGGTGCGCCGCTGCACTCTACATAGCACGTGGTGCGCAGGCTGACAAGCGTCTGTTTACGCTCAACTATTTGCGACACGAGAGTCGTTGAGTCCGTGACATCTATACGGAGTACAAGGGTCCGCGAGTCAGTGAGGGTCGTTCGGCGACAAGAGCATCAGGGACAGAGATCCCTGGAGCGAGCGGGGAGGGACAATGCGCCCCTCCGCCGACTAGCCTCCCCAGATTACTCGCCGAGAACGCAGACCTTAATAGCCGCGGAGGTGTCACTGAAGATGCGAGGGAACCCGTATGCGGCAAAGCTGTTGCTGAGCTCTGCCAGAGTTTCCTCGGGGTAAGTATCGTGGAACACCATGCACTCACCGGAGTCATTTAACATCCAGACCTCACTGTAGGGGATGCCGCCGCAGGGATCGGTTATAAACATGCCAGCGATAAAGGATGGGTCGTTCGGTTGATCGTCGGCAAGGGGCACCAAGCCCGTATCCTCAGTGGCTGTGCTGGCTTGGTAAAAAAGATGAGCCTCGTAATCTGTCCCGGACACGTTACAGATGTCCGCAAACAGCTTGCGGTATGCAGAGAGAAGGTTTGACATGATGATGGTCCTTGTTGCTGGTGAGCGAGGGCGGTATGCCTGCGCTGCACCTTACATAGCACAGCGCAGCGCTCAGCGACAATACTCAGTGTTGCGGCCCAGCCTCGTCGAGTCCTTGACAGCCGTATGGAGCTCTGCGAGTCAACGACGTCGTTGACTCAATGATGGTCAATCGTGACGGGATGATCGGCGGAGCGAGCGAGCTCTATCGCGCGCCCCTCCGCCGACTAGCCTCCGCCGACTACATCCCCATCTCGTCGTCGCGCCGAGCCATAGGGTCACCGACGTCATCCCAGTCGGGCATGTCAGCCTCCGTGGTCAGGTCTTCCCAGCAGGCATCGCAGATTGTGGCGACGTCTAACTCTGCCGGGTCCAGCTCCTCGCCGCACTCCCGGCAGACCACGATGCGTGTAACCTCGCCGCACATCAGCGGGACTCCAGGGTGATGAACTTGCGGCTAGGATCGCTGTCCCACGCAATGTCCTCGCGCTTGACCCCAGCCGCGATGGCCTCGTTCACGGTCATCCCCACGACATACAGAGCGAACCGATCAAACGATGCTGACCCCGGACGCTTGGGATTGGGGACCACGGCTGTGATGATGCGAGGGTCAGTCACGCTTTGCCGTGGAGCTCGTGCAGGTTGAGGCTCACGCACGCGCGCAGGGGCCTCCGCCGATGTGCTGGGCTTTGCGACCGACACAACAGGCTTCGGTTTAGTGAGGCACGGTGTGCCGACCGTGACCGGGATGCCAGCCAGAATCTCCATGGCCTGCACAGCCAGAGGACTGGAGTCACCTGCCACGGCGCAGACTACATCGGCCTGATCGAGACCCGCGTCCTCACAAACCCGGAACAACCCTCCCGGGACGTAGGGCGGCAGCTTGGGATGACGCCGGAGCAAGGCCGAGGCAACAAGAGCCTCAGCAGCAGGCGAGAGCGCGGCGAAGTTGGTTTGATACTTGGTGAGCATTCTGGTTCCTCCTCAGTTGCTGGACATGTTGAGCAGAGCACGGCGCACCATCATGGCGCGAGCAATGCAGTCTGTTGGGTCACTATCGATCTCGAGCGTAGAGAACTCAATAGAGAAGCACACGGCTTCCTCACGAAACTCGACGACCACGGAATCCAGGTGAGCCTCGGGTGAGAGTAGATCCTGCTCAGTCTGGCGGGCTGTGTAACCCCGCGACGGCGAGCAGGTGGGTGCGAAGGTGGCACCCTCGTTCTCCAGGATGTGGAGCACGTGCGATATGATATGGATCTGATTCTTGGTGAGCATTGGATGGTCTCCGGTCTGTTGCTGTCGGGTCGGCCAGCGCCGCCCCTATGAACACACTAGCACAGGGCCACTGCCGAGTGCAATATCTATTTTAAGGTCGCGGCCTCATTGATATCGCACGACTATAGAGCTCTTTGAGTCAAGGACCGAGCATCGCGGAGCATTATCAGCGACTCTATGACCGAGGCTCGAGGTCCAAGGATCGGGACCCTCCGCCGACCATCGTAGTCGCACCCTCCGCCGACTACTCTGTCTTGGACCGCGCGACGACCTCCATGGCCTGCACGAGCCTGAGCGCGAGCTCTTGGTTCTTGGATTCGGCGGCGAGGTTGTTGGGATCGTCCAGGTGGGCGACCGCGCTGAGTTTGGGACGCAGATACTGCGCTGCATCGCTCAAGGCTTGGCGACGGATGGTCACATCATTGCGTCGGTCAACCGCGATCAGCGCCAACTCAACGACAGGATCAAACTCCTCGTTCAGTGGCTGGAGGGCATCTAGCTCCTGTTCGGTGGGTGGGATGCCACGCTCAACAGTGATCTGGTCGTAAAGCTCCTGCCGACGAAGTGACGTGAAGTGGTGGACAGATTCCTGACACATGGCCCGCAGGCCGATCCGGTCTCGGCGAGAAACTTCGCTCTTGGTTGGTTTCGGCGGCAAAACTTGCGGCAAGGTCATGGGTGGTTCCTTTGTCTGTCTTGGACGATAGGTTAGACCTATTAAAACGTCGGGTTTTGATTGGCAGATCGCATAGATCGGATCATCGACGGCGAAGAGCGCCTTCGAGTAGCCTCCGCCGACTTAAAACTTAACACGCAGAAGACATTTTGACAACACACCGAGGACAGGAGCGGGGGGAGCCTATTGTTTACCGTCCCGCAACCTCACTAGCAAACCAATAAACAATAATAATCCAATAGCTTTTGAGGACCTGAGTTGTGTGCCCGACTACACCCACAACCTCGACGTGTAGTTCTCCAAACTGACCTTCGAAGAGCTCCCCCTTCTATATACACATGAGGAACAAATAATTATTGTCTCCCCCGCTCGCGCAATTAAAGGACAATAGTCAGTCAATACGACATTATGTAACAATCACATAGACTTATCGTGCAGGCTATTGGTTTATTGGATACACTTTGGGGTTTGACAATTTGTGACAGCGATGGGCGTGCGCGCATTACAGGCGCACGAGGGCGCGCGCGATTAGCACAAGAACCCCACCTCCGCAAGCACTATTTGCAACCAAGGACCCCGGACCCCCACACAACAACCAGCGCACACAAGGCATCCTACAGGACAAACTGTCCGCGCCGCACCCTACCCATACCCCCACCCCTCAAACGCGCTCGAGCACCCCTCGAGCGCGCTCGAGCAGCCATCTAACCCAACAACCGCACCCCACCCCCAGCACC